GGGTGCCAAAGCTAAGACGACTGACCCTTCTTCCAGCCGAATGGCAATTATACTCCCATGTTCGCCAAGCATGGGAGTTGTGTGGGCTCTCGCCCCACCCGAAGGTGACCCACTAGTTGGGCCAGGATTTTGGCCGCTAAGAGGACAGACGCTTCCTCTGCCGTACTGGTAGGATGGTCTTTACCTACCTACTCCCTAAGAGTAGCCTGGGTTTTATGTGATAGGTCTTGTAACCACAACCAAGCAAATGCCTTGGTTCACAGTGCAAAGGTCCAGTAGAAACCTAAGTAGATTCTCCTCCTACGTGTGATTTGTTTTGTTTATAGTTTAGATGAAAATCCTCGCAAGGAGGTAGGTTGGATTTTCCGCTAAACTTTTAGGTGAGTAATTGAGTTGCTAATTCAGTTGAATTCATTGTTTTAGATGGTACTATAAGGGTTATACATGCTTGTTCTTCCTTGGACTACTAAGACCCCATCATGTTCCAACATGTTTATTCCTACTTTGGCTTCTTCCAAAGTTTTACCAATCTTGAAAGTTGATTTTCCTAAAAGCACATCGCCAACGACGAGCTTGTTCTTCTCGTAGTCTTTTTCTAACTTTTTTACGTTCTTTCCAGACAGACCAAAATTCTCAAAGCAATATAGATCAAAGAAATCGTCATTCAACTCTACTACCTCTAGTGATCCAGGCAAAAGTCTGTGAGGGTTTTTCGTTTTGACTAATGACTCATATGATTGCGGACTCATTTTAACTTCACCAAAATTTTCAACGCTTCTTTCCCACACTTTCCTAATTAGAGGAATACTTCCCAAAGCTCCCCTCTCTGAGTAATTCGATGCTTGCAACTGGAAGAGCTCATTCAGAGTGAATTTCCGTGGAATGCTAGAGTCGATGGTCGGCTGCATGAATAGTCTCTTGAGAGATCTTGCTGCCTTGGGAACCAGCTTGTGTGTTTTATCTTTAGTCTCAACGAGGAAGTGGTTATTGTATTCTATTAAATTAGGACAAAAATTTAACTTTGGATGCATGCCTAATCTATCACAAATCACTTTCAAGGCTTCAATACTTTTAAGATTTCCCCTCACTCCAGAATCATCTCCAACAATGAACTTTGGCATCCACAGACCTATTTCCCCAAACGAGATATAGTGTGCTAATGCCCATAGGGTGGCATTAATATAAGTGTTCATTAAAGTGGTTATAGGACTTCCACTTTGTTGACCATTAAAACAGACGTAGTCGATTATCGTTCTCACTAACTTCCTC